TTATTATTCTAATTATTTAGAAAATGGAAGAAATGGGAAAGTATCAAATGTTGCTACTGCAAGTTTTAATACTGATGGAACTGTAATAGGTCCTAGATATACTCCAAATTATATTAATAATATCCAATCCTCAGAAGAATTCAGATATTTTACAACTGAAAGTTTTGGTGGTGTTTTTGAAGGTAGCATTAAGTATTTATCTATTCCTTCAAAATTATTTGGAGATTATATTAAACCTGGGAGTTATTCTGATAATCAAGTAAGTGATGATGGGCAAGGAAATTTAATTGAAGGTAGTACTAATGTTGGTAATATTATATATAAAGAGGGGTTAATAATTATAACAGGAAACACAAGTACTGGTCCTGGAAGTGGGCAATTTCATATTTTTCAAAACCCCCAATGGGAATCATCGTATACAATTTATGAAACCCAATATAAGTGTACTATAAGAGCTAACGAATTTAATTATTCACTTAACCCAAGTTTACTTTCAAGTTCAATTGTAGGACAAAATGAAATTCTAGAATCAGGAAGTGCAGCATATGCTGATTTTGTAACAGGATCTGATTTTTCTCCTTATGTTACAACAATAGGGCTTTATGATGATAATCAAAATTTATTAGCAGTTGGTAAATTAGCTCAACCCCTCCCAACCTCCCAAACTACAGACACAACAATATTAATAAATCTAGATAGATGAATTGGTTATATAATGAAAAAGAAATTATAGACATATCAGAATTTCCCCTTGGAGCATTTGGGTTTGTTTATGTAGTAATTACCCCCGAGGGTAAAAAGTATGTTGGTAAAAAAGCGTTGTATCACAATCGTAAACGAAAACTCAATAGAGCCGAACTTAAAGAACAAACCGGTAAGGGGAGGAAGAGGTTGACTATAATTGAGAGTAAAGAAAGCGATTGGAAAAAATATTATGGTTCAAATAAACATTTAAAGGACCAAATAACTAAAGGTGAAGTTACGCTGGAAGATTTGGAAAAACAAATTATCGAAATAGGTTTTAATAAAAAACATCTTACATACTTAGAAACCAAATACCTATTCCAGCTAGAAGTGTTGGAAAATCCTGATTTGTACTATAACGATAATATTTTAGGGAAGTTCTTTACAAAAGACTTTGATTTCTAAATTTTTTATCGTATATTCACTTATATGATAAATCATCTACTAGTAACCCTAGTTGATTCCGTTTTAGGAAAAGGTAACCAAACTGCCAGAGGCAACTATGCTTACCATTGTCCCTTCTGTAAACACCATAAACCTAAATTAGAGGTTAATTTTACAGAAAACAAAAAAGGACACAATCCTTGGCATTGTTGGGTATGCAACACCAGAGGAAAAACCATTCCTAATTTACTTAAAAAAGCGGAAGCATATGATAAAATTGAGGAAGCCAAGCGATTAATCCCTCAGGGTTCATTTGTTGAAGAAACAATAGTAAAACATGATTTATTCCTCCCTAAAGAATTTACCCGTTTTATAGATAAACCCTCCAGTTTAATGGCTCGACATGCTCTTGCTTATTTAAAACGCAGAGGAGTAACTATGGAAGATATGGTAAAATATAATATGGGATATTGTGAAGAAGGGGAGTACCAAAATATGATTATTATTCCATCATATGATTCTCAGGGAGATTTAAATTATTTTACAGCACGAAGTTTCGAAAAACAACCATTCCGTAAATATAAAAATCCATCAGTATCTCGCGATATTGTGCCATTTGAAATGTTTATAAACTGGGATAGCCCGTTGGTATTGTGTGAAGGACCATTTGATGCCATAGCCATCAAACGAAATGCTATCCCGCTTTTAGGAAAAAATATACAAACAAACTTAATGAAAAAAATAGTATCATCTAAAGTAGAAAAAATCTATATCGCTTTAGATAGTGATGCTATAAAATCAGCATTAAAATTTTGTGAAATGTTTATGAATGAAGGGAAGGAAGTCCACTTATTAGAAATGGACGATAAAGACCCAAGTGAACTAGGATTCAAGCGTTTTACTGAACTTATTCAAAAATCGGTTCCATTAACTTTATCCGGGCTTTTGAGTAGAAAACTAGCACTATGAGTACTATAAAAAAACATTATGGTCGAATATTAGAAATATCCGACGACCACAAACAAATTACTCTACCAGATGGTAGATATTATCAACGAAATGGGGAATATTATCCTTCAGTAACTTATGTATTAAGTCACTACCCTAAAGGTAAATTCTTTGAAGATTGGCTTAAAAAAGTAGGATACGCTTCAGAATATATTGTTAAAAAAGCAAGTGAAGAAGGTACTCAAGTACACGAAATGATTGAATCTTACCTTAATGGTGAAGAATTAAAATTTTTAGAACATGGTATTCCTATGTACCCCACTAATGTTTGGCAAATGTTTTTACGATTTGTTGATTGGTGGGAAGAATACAAACCAACATTAGTTGAAGCAGAAGTTCATTTATTTTCGGATGAATTAAAAATAGCAGGTACTTGTGATTTAGTTTGCGAAATTGGTGATGAATTATGGATTATAGACTTTAAAACTTCTAACCATCTCCAAACAACATATGATTTACAAACAGCAATTTATGCTCAATGTTTTGAAGAATGTTATGGTAAAAAAATAAATCGAGCTGGTGTTTTATGGTTAAAGTCTTCTAAGCGAGGTCCTAAAAAAGGTAAAATGCAAGGTAAAGGATGGGAAATGTATGAATCATCTCGAACGCAAGAAGAAAATTTAGACATTTATAGAGCAGTTCGTAAATTATTTGATCTAGAAAACCCAAGCCACAAACCAGCATTCACAAAATTCCGAACCACAGCTAAAAGAGATTTGTAATATTTATAACAAATACTTTGCTGTGAAATTATACGATATTTTAAAAGAAATACAAGGGAGTCCCAAAGCTATAATTTTAGCAGGGGCTCCTGGAGCTGGGAAAGGATATATCTTAAGAGGTTTAGATTTAAGTAGCTTAAAAGTAATGAATGTAGATGATATTTACATTCAAAATCTAAAAAAAGCAAATGTTAGTTTAGATCTAAAAAACGCTACCCCTGAAGAAAGAAGTGAATCTGCTAAAGCAATGATGTCAGCAGTTAAAGATTTTAGAGATAATATTACTACTACTATTAAAGGAAAAGAATCATTCATTTTAGATGGTACCGCCGCTTCATATAATAAAACAGTACAATTAAAAAATGAATTAGAAGAAGCAGGATACGAAGTATTTATGCTTTATGTTTATACTGATTTAGAACGTTCTTTAAAACAAAACCAAGATAGATTTGAAAAATCAGGCGGTGGAGACAGAAGTTTAGCTCCTGGTATAGTAATGAAAACTTGGAAGGACGTAACTAAAAATTTTACTCCCTATAAAGAATTATTTGGTAATAATTTTGTTTCAGTTGCTAATACTTTAGGTGATGAAAAATTAACTAATTTAGAAGATATAATGGTAAAATATCTTGAACCATTTACTCCTAAAGATACTAAACCTAAAACCCCTAAAGAACAAGCTAGATCCGATGCTAGAAAAGCTAAGGATAGAGAAGAAATTAAAAAATTTCTATCTGATGAAGTTGTAAAAGATATTGTTAATTCATCAGTCTCAAAAGAAGAGGCCCAATCTAAACTTAAGACATTTTTATCATGAATCTTTTATCACTTGAGTTATTAAAGGGGTTATTACCTGAAAATGAGTTACCCAATAAAAAAGAAATAGTTGGGATGTTTGGAGGTGGGTTTAAACCACCTACAGTAGGACACTTAGAGGTAGTAAAACGAGCCTTAAGTGAAAACCCTCAAATGGATAAAATGATTGTGTTGGTAGGAAGTGGAGTAAGAGATTCTATTAGCCAAGAAGAATCAGTAGCTATTTGGAATATCTATAAAAAATATCTTGGTAGTAAGGTTGAAGTAATAGCTTCTCCTGAAGGTAGAGCTCCTATTGGAGACATATATTCTTATGCTAGAAAAAATCCTAATCAAGATGTTTATTGGTTTGTTGGTGCTAGAGAAGGAAATGAAGATGATTTTCAAGATATAGAAAAACGTACTCGTTCACTTCGTAAACTAGTTTACCAAAATGTAACAGTTAAACCAATAGTAACAACAGGGGCAGTTAGTGGTACTAAAGCCAGACAAGCATTATTAGCAGGAGATAAAGAAGGATTTATACAATTTCTTCCAGACATTCCCGAAGTAGATCAAATTTGGGATATGTTAAAAGATGTAGTAGCTGAAGAAAAAACTAGTCCTTTAGATAAATACGATCGTGAAGAATTAAAAAAGGGAATTGAAGTAGAAAAAGAACATACTGATAATCCTAAAATAGCATTAAAAATTGCTTTAGACCATTTAGATGAAGATCCAAAATATTATACTAAATTAGCCACTTTAGGATTAGAAGAACGAATCTCATTTAAACCTGAATTTACTAAAGACGAAGTAGAATTTATTGAAGACGAAGCAGATGACAAAATGCAACCCGAAATCGATATTGACTTATCTTCTAACCATTTCTTTGACAGACTAAACGACCCACGCAATTACCCAGACATTGAACCCCACGAAATAGAAAATTTCTTTGACAAATTAGCTGATAAAAAAGAAGAGTTTATTGAATTTTTAAGAAAGTATAAAGAATTAGTAGCTAAGGATAATGAAACTAACATTAATATTCCTTTTTTAAAAATAGCAAATAAAGCTATTGCTAAAACTATTATGCGTAAAAAGAATTTTTTATCTTCTACCCCAATTTTATCTTTAAGAGAGGGTAAATATGATGAAGAAGTATTAGGTCAATCTCGTTATCTTATAAATTTATTTAAAGCAAATTTTGGAGAAGAAGTAGAGGGAGAAATAGAAGGATATTTAAAGGGAGGAGATCCTTCTTGGGATGAAGAAGATGATGAGATTAAGATGAATTATATTCTTACTTATAAATTTATTCCTGATGAAGATTTAGTATCTGATGGTTTACCTTTTGTAATAGATGCTAATGCTGATAGAACAGATGTAGAAATTACAGCTTCATACGACCCTAATGCCTTCCCATCAAGTTATAATAATTTTGTAGCTGAACTTAAAGACTCTTTAAGACATGAATTAGAACATGTAAGTCAATATCAGTTAGACAAACCTGTAAAACCTACATCTCAACATCCTACCTCTTCTTATTTTCAATATTTTACATATGATTTTGAAGTACCTGCTTTTGTTAGAGGTTTATATACGAAAGCAAAAACTAAAAAAATTACCCTTACTCAAGCTATAAATGATTATCTTGATAATTTTGAAGAAGATTTAAGTGATGCCCAAATAAAAAAGGTAAAAGAAATTTGGATTGATTATGCCAAAAAGAATTTACCTGCGGCCCAATTTGAAGGTAAAGATCCTAAAAAGGGTACAGGTAAAAAACCAAAGGGTAGTGGTAGACGTTTATACACAGATGAAGATCCTTCTGATACAGTAGGTATTAAATTTAAGACTAAAGAAGATATAGTTGACACTTTAAATAAAACTTCATTTAAAAATAAATCCCACGCTCGCCAGTCTCAAATTATTAATTTAATTCATCAAAGAGTTAGAGCAGCTTATGGTAAAGCTAAAGATCCTGATACTAAAGCAAGATTAAAACGTGGTTTAGATTATATTGAAGGACGTAAAGAAGCATCTAAAAAGAAAACTCAACGTTTAAAAGATAAAAAAACTAACGAAAATGTAGTTTTAAACCCTAATCAAAAAGCTGCTCCTTATGGTTCTGGGTATAAAAAATTAAACGAAAATTATGAAGATAATATTCAATCTTATATCGATTCATTAACTGATTATATGGGTAGTAATGGTTTAACCCTTAAACCACACCCTTCAATAGAATTTATAGAAGATGATAAAGAAAATGCTGTTAATATTTTTGGAAAAACAGCATATTATATGCCTTCTGAAATGAAAATTGTTTTATATACTTTAGGTAGACATCCTAAAGATATTTTACGTTCATATGCTCATGAATTAGTTCACCACCATCAAAATTTAAATAACACTTTGGAGCCATTCCAAACACAAAACACAAATGAAGACGGTGATTTAGAACGTATTGAGCGTGAAGCTTATGAAAATGGTAATATTTTATTTAGAAACTGGGAAGATAAATTAAAAAATGAAAACTAAAGATTTTATAGACGCTGTAAATGATGAGTTTGATATCGAAACTCTCGAATTAATGCAAGGATTAATTAATAAAAGATTAACTTTACTTAAATCTATGCAGGATATAGCAGTTAAAAAACAAATAAAAGGATTTCAAAGATGAATGATAATGTTTTAAAAAAAGAATTCTCCAAAAAAGATGTACAACGTGCTAGAAACCTTATATCAGGTAATACTAGTGCTCGTACAACTGAAGGAGTAGGTTATACTAAAAAACACGAACATCGTGTTGAAGGTAATGTGTGGGAAGAAAATGGTCGTACTTGGACTATTAAAAATGGTCTAAAACAAAATATTACAAAAATGGACAAATTTAAAAAAATGGGCAAACTCCCATTATTTTGTCCTGAATGTAATAAATTAATGAAAAAAAATCTTGACAAACAAGTATACCCAGCATATCAAAAATGTTTTGATTGTGTTGTAGACCATGAAGCCGAATTAGTTAAACAAGGTAAATCTGAAGAATATTTTAATGGATTGAGAAATCAACATATTCAAACCGCAATTGATGGTTATAAAAACTTTATGATCGATAGAATGAAAGAATCAAATGCTAATTATGTAACTGAAGCGGGCGATGTAGAAAATTGGAGAGGTGGTATAAGTAAAGAACAATTAGAACAAGAATTACAAGAAGGAATTGAATTTCTTGAAAATTTAAAAGTTAAATAATTTTATATATTTATCAATAACATGGCTTTACCTAAAATTACAGAAACTATTAAATCTATAGTAGCAGAAAAAAAACGAGATAGATGTCTCCGTATTGCTGACAGAAAATTTGATAAACCTTCTGCTTATAAAAGTGGTGCCGTAGTTAGATGTCGTAAAGGTGATATTTGGAAAGGTTTAAAAGAAGAACAAATCCAAGAAAAAGCTAAAGAAACATTACGCACTTGGTTTAAAAGATCAGGTGCTCCTGGTAAAACAGGGGGGTGGGTAGATTGTAATGCTCCTATCTATAAAGACGGAAAAAAAACAGGTTATAAATCTTGTGGTAGAAAAAAAGGTGAAAAGCGCTCTTATCCCGCTTGTCGCCCAACTGCTTCACAATGTAAAGACCCTGGTAAAGGTAAATCTTGGGGTAAAAAAGCCTCGAAATAATAATAAGGAACTTATCAACAATAAATAAAATGAAAAAATCTGAATTTAAAGAATATCTTAAAACAGAAATTCTCAAAATGAACGAAGCTAATATAGAAGTAACAGATGCTGAAACAGCAGCAAAAGTAGCTGATGAAATACCCGATGCTAACATTAGTGTTAAATCCGAAGGCAAAATGAAAAAATCTGACTTTAAAGAGTATCTTCGTAATGAAATCTTAGCTGAAATTACTGAACAAGAGGAAGAAGAAGTAGATTCTGAAGAAGAAGTAGCTACTGATATTGAAGATGAAGCAAGCTTTGAATTTGAACCAACTGGTGAAAGTGACCTTGATGCTATTACAGATGCTTTAGTTAAATTAGCTAAGGATGCTAAAGAAGCAGGCCAAACAGAACTAGCAAACCAAATTCTCAATTCTGCTAAATTCTCAGCTAAAACTGAATTTAAGAAGGTAGAAAAAGAAGCGTAATGGCTAAAAAAAAGACCAAATTAGATAAGATGTCTAAAAAAGAAAGGACATCATTAGCTTATGCATTAGCTACTAATTTGGCTAAGCATGGTAAACCTCAAACTCCTACTAATGAACGTAAGTTAACTAAAGGAGAAGAAAAGAAAAAAGAAAAACACATGGGTAAATTTAAAAAAGCTTTTGATTTAGAAGAAATCAACAAAATAAAAGAGGAACTTAAAAACCCTAAAAAAGCCGATTTAAATAAAGATGGTAAACTTTCTTCTTATGAGAAAAAAAGAGGTGCTGCTATTGAAAAATCAGTAATGAAAGAAGCCCCTGGATCTACACTAACTTTATCCCAAGCTGATATGGATAAATTACATAAAGATGGTAAATTAGAAATTGATGGACATACTATTAAATTTAGCATAAAAGAAGATATGGACATTGGACATCAGGATAATGAACCTCACATGCTTAAAAAGGATCTATACAGAATAGCTAAGTATGCTGCTGAACTGTATAAAATGGTAGACCAATTTGATGTTGAGGGTCAAGAAGTTGATTTTCCACAATGGTGGCAAGCTAAAATTATTACTTCAAAAGAAGCAATGGTTAAAGCAAAACATTATTTAGATGGAGAATTAACAGTTCCCCAAATAGATGCTACGTTAGGAGAAGCAATGGATATAAATGATCCAATTATGATGAAGCTTAGAGCGGATAAAATGAAACGTGAAAAAGGTGATTTTGGTAAAGAATATGGGGATGCTGTTAAAAAAG